AAGCGCAGATAACTATTCATTCTTTTACTATACAACCCAAGGCAAGGCCGCAGGAGACCGTGGTAACGCAGCGCAAAGAGCTGGCATCGCAGAGGACTACAGTGAGACCTTAACAGATGCAGACTTCCAGCTTTACAGGGATAAAGTTCTTGGGCTATCAGATCGCTTTGACGATCTTCAAGATTGGATTGATGCACAAGATCCAACGATCCTGGCGGAATGGGTCAATAGCTTACCAGCAGACCAGAGAAGGGCATTTAACGATGGGACCCTGCCCGTACCAACCTTAGATAGTGTACCGGACCGATTAAGAGGAAAGATTGTTCTTGAGAAAGAAAAGACTATTCTTGAGGGCGAATTAGGCGCTGTACTGAACGCAAAAGATAAGCAACAGCAACAAGCCTTTGGTTCGCTTACAAGTGACTCTCTGAAGCAAGCTGCGGCAGAGCTCCAGCGCGTCAAAGCAAATGAAACACAGTTTGATTTCTTCAGTGGTCTTGAGGGGTTCAACGAAATTTTCTCATTGAACGAAAGTATCGCCAACTCGATCATTGGTGATACAGGGGTTGGTGGCGTACTTGGATTTGCTACTAGCCCTGAACGTGTGTCCGAAGGAATTGAAAAATCACTTGGCAATATTACAGGCGTACCGAGCAGGAGTAACGCTGTTTACAATTGGCAGAAGTGGTTTGATGAACAGCTTTTAAGCAGATATGAAGAAGGTAAAACTTTTCAAGACCCTTTAAATGCCGAGAACCAATTTACGTTAGATGCTGAATTTGCAAAAGATTATATTGAGCGTTATCTAAAGCCTCGATTTGATAATTCAAAATCTTTAAGTGAGTTTATTAGTTATCTCGATGTTAAACAAAATGAACAAAACATCTTCCAAACGCAAAGTGCATTAGACGCTCTCAGGGATATCGCTGATTTACGTTCACGTGCCTTCCTTGATGGAATACGCAATCAAGATCCTTTAAATTTCGATGCCGCTTTTTATTTTGATCCAACTGGAAATCTATCAGAAGACGATCCAAAATTTGCAAGATACGTAGAGCAAAAAGCAGAGGTTGCAAAAGACTGGGAAGATGCAAGAACAAGGGGAGATACTGTCACAATTGATGGATTAACCTGGAACCAATGGGCCTACTTCTATGGTTTAGACGTTAACGATCCCAATCAGTTTGCAAAGCTTAATTACCAAGTCAAAGGTGCGGCTAGAGGCTTTGATCCTGCCAAGGATTTGATTACCCTTAAAGACGCCACTGACTATATTCAAAACACAATTATCCCAGAGATTGCAAACGAAAAGTTAAACATTGGTGATATCAGTTTTTTAAACTTTGTTACTCCCGAGGAGTTCGCCGATAATCTCTTAGAAGGTATTGATCCAGAGAAACAAAAAGAAGAGTTTGATAAAGTCCTTGAAACCCTGGGACTCAGTGGTAAAGATCTTGGTATTGATGAAGTTAAACAGTTTATTATCGAAGCTTTTAGAACAGGAGCCGCAGAAAAAATCAGAGAATCAATTAAATTTTTAAATGAAAAGAAGCTAAGGCCTACCCAGGAAAGGCTTGGTGTCGATTACATCGAAAGACCCGAAGACTTCAAGCCAACGAACTCTCCAAACGAAACAGAGCTTTACAAGATATTTAGAAACGCTGGTTACCAGGGAACTGAAGATGAGTTCTTTGATTCTTTCTTAACGGATGTCAACCGAAGTGAAGTTGAGTTCTTAACGCAAGGACAGAAGGGTTTACAACTTGGAGGTACTTTTGCAGGCCTGACTAGCAGAGATCCATTTAAGGCTTTGTCTTCTATCGAAACTTTGTTTGCAGAAGAACAACCCGGAACCACTACGACACAGAAAGATGATTCTGCGCCTAGTTATTTTAAGATATTTGGTGACAGCACAGAACAAGAGAACTTTAAGAGTGAAAGCGGAAAGAAAATTCTTGGTGAATTCACGGCGTTATTTAAAGGTTTCACTTAATGGCTGACAAAAGAAAAAAGGCAGTAAAAGCATCAAAGATTGCTAAAGATTCCATGCCTTGTAACAAGCCAAGGAGGGACGTAAGAGGTGGGAAAAAGTCTGTGGTGAAAGCTTGTGAAAACGGTGTAGAAAAAATCGTGCGGTTTGGAGATGCCAAGATGGAAATCAAAAGGGACAATCCCGAAAGACGCAAAAACTTTAGGGCTAGGCACAACTGTGATGAACCAAAGAGCAAACTGACCGCTGGCTACTGGAGTTGCAAAGCCTGGTGAACTGGCTAAACTGTTTCGGTACAGTCCTTAGTTCCATGGCAAAACCCAAGTCAAACGTCATTCAGATTGAGTCCAAACCCAAAAAGACAAGACAAGGCGACGGCAAGCACTCACGTCCCAACCATGGACGTAAACTATCCCGTGGTCAAGGTAAGTAATTTTTATGTATGATTGGGGGTAATAATAGATACCCCCATGTCAGATTTTTCGTCTGCGATTAACATTATTCGCAAATACGAAGGATTCAGTGAGAAGGCATACGCAGATCCTTCCACGGGGGGAGAGCCCTACACCATTGGTTATGGCAGTCAATACTACCCAGATGGTGCTCCAGTGCGCCAGGGGCAGCTCTGCAGTAAGCAAAAGGCACTTGAGTATCTTTTCCATGAAGTTAATGTCATTGATACGCAACTAACAAAGTTGAATCTTGGTATCGATGACTCGATGCGCCAAGCATTGGTTTCATTCATCCACTCAATCGGCTGGGAACCCTTCCTGTACAGCAACATTGTTGACTGTCTAGAACGAGAAGATTTCTGTAGTGCAACAGAGGAGATTGGCCGCTGGATCTTTGACATCGATCACAAAGTCATTGGTGGCCTCCTAGACCGCAGGCGAGAAGAAATCGTACTATTCCTACAAGAAGTCGATGCCAACCCCTGGGCCTCAACAGAAGTGCTTTTGAAGGCGTTCAGGAATTACAGCGCAGCTCCTCACCAGGTAAGAGCAATTCGAACCTTAGAGGAAAGTATTAACCCTTACGTTCTTTCTGAATTTGCTAACAATTTCCAAGTTGATGAAGAACCTTGGGATTCTTTCTGGGATAACGAAGCAGAAGTTTTGTTTGACAGCTAGGATTAGAATAATTGCATTGAGAACATGCAAAGCGGAATGGAACGATCTGTTGAACCAAGGGAATTTGAATTGCCACTGGAACTTCAGTTCTCTATGCGCAAAGCAGAGCTAGCGGCAAAAGACCTCACTTGGGACGAGCTCTATTGTGCACTTCTTAATTTATACCACCAGCGATTGATGGAATGGTATGCCGTCAAAGCACTGATGGAAGAAGAGAATATATCGATTGATTTTGATCTTCCAACTGACCTAGAACTAGCCGAACTCGCCGCCGCATGTGCATTCGACGACGAGGACGACGAAGACGAACTTCAACCGTTCTGAGCTTCGGTAAAAGTCATTAACCGGTCCAGGTACCACTGGGCCTTGGCAAGATCAGTCTTGCCACCCTTGTGACGCCACCGCCATAAATACTTAACGCAATTTCCGCGCAGATAGCCCTGGTACTCTTCATTCGTTAATTGGGCTTCAATTGCTTCAATGCACTCAATGCCACCTTCTGTGTAATGGGGTGGATGGTTAACTTGATCAGGTTGAATAATAGGTACTTCCTCTTTGACTGCCCAGGGCACAGGACAAACTCCACCTGGGCAATCGCTTACTTCTTCTACCGGAGCAAACCACGACGCTTTGCTGAAAGCATCTGTTCCTCCTCGTCCGGTTCCTCCAGTTCCAGTATCAGACTCTTCGGACGTGGCGATGCTCCCATCGCTAAGCCCTGTTCCATCGAGGGAATGTAACCCGTCGTTCCAAGCCGTGCCCCCTCGAGATTCAACGGATTCCTTTCTAGCCCCTGCTCGCATGCAACCAGACCCCTGTTGTACATATCATATAAGGGTACATCATTTTCTTCGTTTGCGAGAGGTTGACCAAAGTCTTCCTCATCAAGACAACGGCACTTTAGTTCATCTTGAACGAAGCTATCCAAAAAGCCTGCAGCGGAATGCATCACGGCAATTAATTGATTTACTGCTTCTACAATAATAAGATGGCAAATATCTTCAGGCCTACATACGACCCCAGACAAGATTCTGGTACTTCTGGAGCCGAAGTATCAGATCTTAATCCTGAGCAGGCGTATGACACTGACTTACGTCGTGTTGAGGAAGACGAGCGTCGTTCAGCAGCATCCGTAAACAGCAAGCAGAATCAAGTCGCTAAGTTTATGCGTGCAGCAAAGTCAGCTGGCGCATACAGGCAGAGGGCAAGTATTGATGAGCCCACAATTCGAGGAAGGACGCCAAGGGTTCAAGCTGTTATCGCAGGTACAGAGCTGCCATCAACTGGAGATTCTGGTGGGCGCACCGGTGCCGTTGGATACGCCCGCAAACCAGGAAGTCAGTTTGGTAAAGGTTTCTAGACCTGAGAGAACACAACGTTATTAGGCTGATCTTGGTACTTGCCTTTACGGTCTTGATATGTTGTGTGGCAAGGATTGCCGCGATAGAAAAGTAATTGCGTAATACCTTCGTTCGCATAAATACGATTGAACAGCCCAGTACAATTACTGATTTCCAGAGTTAGATAACCTTCCCAACCACTTTCTGCTGGGGTGATATTAACAAGGATTCCAGAACGTGCATACGTTGATTTGCCTACTGCAACGACAGTTACATCACGAGGCAATTTCAAACGTTCTTGTGCAACGCCCAAACAATAACCGTAAGGAGGAAGCAGAAAGTATTGGCCCCTTTCGTCCTCCAGTAAATCAGCAGGTTTCAAAATATCTGGATCAAAATCCTTTGGATCGCAATCACCTGCTTGTACCTTGCCAAAAATCAAGCACTGACTTGGCGAAAGTCGAATGTCATATCCGTAGGAGCTGAGACCATAGCTGAGAAGCTTGCGTTCACCT